ACTGGAGCTGGCTACTTCATCACCTCGGGCGGTTTTACGGTGACTGACGACCACGGCACAGCGCCAGACGGGACTTCGCAAGCAAACAGGCTCGCCTTTGGTGGAGGGTCTTTCAAACAAGTGAACCTAAATATCGGCAGTTTGAACATTACTTCCGGAGACGTTTACACGGCCAGCGTGTACTACAAAGCTACGCCCGGCTCTTCGACGTCGCCAAACTCTTTCCGGCTAGCTCTAGTGGAAACTGGCGTGGGGGCTATAACATTGCCTGATCTCACCGCTACGTCAGAGTGGCAGCGAGCAGTCGTCACAAGAACTTGCACTAATACGAACGCGTCAGCCGCGCTAGATTTCCGCATCCTACAGGCCACGAGTGGCGGGACTGACATCTTGGTGTGGGGCGCACAGTTGGAAAAGGGCGAAGGGGCAACAAGCCACATTCCCAACACGGCGACATCTGGCACAGCTACCCGCACAGCCGACGACATCACGTTGGCCACGAGTATCTTTGGGTTTGACACGGGCACAATGACCACAATGATTGACGCTACGATTTCAAGTCCAACCCACGATTACGCTCGGTTCTTTGAAATCAATAACAACAATAGCAGCACGCCTCGCCATGCTGTGATGCTAGACCCCACGAACGGATCGAGGTTCCAGTGGCGAGACGACGTAAATGGTAGTGCGAGCGATGCTTACGTCGCCATGACAGTCCCGTTGTCTGTAAAGATAGGCACGAGAACAGATGGCACTACTGGCAGTTATGCGGTGGACGGTGCGGTGACGACACATGGAACGATCCCGGCGATGACCAGTTCCGTGACGCAAGTAGTTTTTGGCTCTCAGGGAACCACCGCGCACATGAACGGCCATATCCGCCGCTTCACCTACTGGCCCCGTGCTATCTCCGACGCGAGCCTTGCGACCTACACCGGGGCCAACCCACCAACCATCGACCTCGATAAACCCACACGGCGCTGGGGCGGGATCACCGGGCGGTCACTGGTGGACAATAACGCCCTCCCCACGACTGGCGTGTTGACCCTCGCGGAACACTATCAGAGCAAACTTTAAAAGGAACCAAAGACGATGACAGATAGCAAAAGCTGGTACGCCAGCAAAACCGTATGGGCCGTTCTGGTCATGCTTGGAAGCGTGGCAGCACGTAACCTTGGCGTTGACCTTGGGCCGTTTGAGGACGAAATCAGCAGCCTGATTCTCGATGGCGTAGCACTTGTGGCCGGGGCTGTGGGCCTGTGGGGTCGCATTGCGGCTACGCGTAAGCTCACTGGATAACGGAGGTGCAAGTGACTGAAGCGGAAATCGCTGCAATCGCAGAGCGTGCTGCTAAGCAAGCCGTAGATGAAACGCTTCGGCGCTTAAACCTTAACGACGACGAAAGCGGCCAAGACGTGCATGACCTACGCGAACTGTTGTCGTCTTGGCGCAGCGCTAAGCGAACTATGTGGACCACTGTAGTTCGCAGCATGACCCTGTTCGCACTCGGCATGTTGGCCCTAGGCGTCGTCATGCAAGTGCGTAAGAACCTCGGAGAATAACATGGTAGATAACGATAAAACTCTGCACGACCTACACAATGCGCTTGCGCATGACCTTCTTGTGCGTATCGAGTCAGGCGAAGCGACTGCGCAAGAACTAAGCGTGGCCGCAAAGTTTCTAAAGGATAATCACATCGAGTCAGTGCCAAAGCCAGACAATGACCTGGGCAAGCTCATGGAACGCATGCCGCAGTTTGACGATGAAGCCCCCGCAACGTTTAACTAGGAGTTAACGATGAGCCTATACCGTAATATGAACGCCAGGAAAAAAGCGGGTACAAGCCGCAGCAAAAAGAACAGCACCGTGTCTGCTAAAACGTACAAGCAGATGAAAAACAAAACAGGTGGGTTCCGCAAAAAGTAACCCCGCGACGGAGAGAACAATCGCGGGGTTAGGTTTTGGAGTTTGAATCTTGGGAGGACTCAATGATGCAAAACTACTGAAGCGGCACAACATCAATGCCGTAGTAATACTTACGCAGGCGCATGGAACTTGTCAACGGACGTATTTAAAAAAGACTTCAGAAAATTCCTTTGGCTCGTATGGAACCATATCGGACTACCCGACCCCACGCCTGTCCAGTACGACATAGCCAACTACATTCAATCCGGGCCTAAGCGTAGCATCATTCAAGCATTTCGCGGTGTCGGCAAATCGTACGTCACTAGCGCCTACTCTGCGTGGATTTGGCTTAACGACCCTAACGCTAAGGTATTAGTTGTGTCCGCGAGTAAAGAACGTGCCGACGCATTCTCCACGTTCACCCAGCGGATTATCTCTGAGCTACCGATTACGCAGCACTTGCAGCCAAGCCCTGACCAGAGAAACAGCAAGGTAGCCTTCGACGTTGGCCCCGCAGTCGCCAGCCACGCCCCTAGCTGTAAATCCGTCGGTATTACTGGCACGATCACCGGAAGTCGCTGCAATTACCTCATTGCCGACGACGTAGAAGTGCCGAACAACAGCGCGACTCAACTGATGCGCGATAAGCTCAGCGAGCTAGTCAAAGAGTTTGATTCGGTGCTTTCTCCTGGTGGCCGCATCATCTACCTCGGGACACCGCAGACGGAAGACAGCCTGTATACGCGGCTGCAAGAACGCGGGTACAGCACGCGGATTTGGCCTGCGTTGAAGCCCAGCGCGAACGAGGAAGTTGGCTACGGCGGCACACTTGCGCCATACGTCAGTGACCTGGACATACCCGCAGGTAGCACGGTGGACCCTGATCGCTTCTCCGAGACAGACCTTGCAGAACGCCAAGCGAGCTACGGGAAAGCTGGGTTTGCGTTGCAGTTCCAACTCAGCACAAGCATGTCGGATGCTGATCGTTATCCTCTAAAGATGCGTGATGTTTTGTTCATGCCGTTAGACCCTGAGACTGCGCCAATGAGCCTGACGTGGGGACCGATAGACGACCGCATGATACGCCACTTGCCTAACGTGGGCATGAAAGGTGACGGCATGTACGAACCTATGGCCGTCAGCAATGTTACTAGCCCGTACACGGGGAGCGTTATGGCGATTGACCCCAGCGGACGGGGGGCAGACGAAACAGGCTACGCAGTGGTTAAGATGCTCAACGGCTACCTGTTCGTTCACGAATGCGGTGGCCTCAAGGGGGGCTACGACGAAGACACACTGACACTCTTGGCGAACATCGCAGAACGCAACAAGGTCAACGCCGTGATAACGGAGAGTAACTTTGGGGACGGTATGTTCACTGAGCTTTTCCGCCCGGTCCTTCATCGTTCTCACAAATGCTTAGTCGAAGAGGTACGGCACAGTAAGCAGAAAGAACGCCGGATGATTGACACCTTGGAACCCGTCATGATGCGCCACAAGCTCGTCGTGGACCCCAAGGTTATCGAGAACGATTACCGCAGCGCCAATGCCTACGAGTCCACTCAACGCCTAAGCAAGATGCTTGTCTACCAGATGACGCGATTGACCTCCGAGCGAGGCGCACTGCGACACGACGACAGAATCGACGCGCTTAGCATCGCAGTCGCGTACTGGTCCGAACAGATGGCCGTGGATGAAGCCAGGGGTATTGCCCGTCAGAAACAAGAAGCTTTAGACAACGAGCTACGCAAGTTCATGAAGTCTGCGGGTAAGAACGCGCCCCGGCCCCGCTGGGTTGATCTCTCAAGGTAATACACCGCGCTTATACAGACGTAGTAAGAACACCGCGCTTATACGGGCGTAGCAAGAACACCGCGCTTGCGCACTGAAAGTCTGCCAAAGAAAGAACACAAGCAAAGAACACTTAATGCTTAAGCTTTATGTTTAAGCTTTATGCTTACTCTCTTTGATTTGGAATTTTGGAAGAACTTACGTTGTACTAATCACTGTGCTCTAGCATACGCCTGTAGAAGCGCTGTGCTTTTGCTACGCCAGTATAAAGCGCGGTGTGCTTTTACAAGGGCAGAAGCATTAAGTACGTGAACGCAAGCTAGCCGTTTTTTTCTCGCATGTCAAATCGAATTAGTTGCAAAAATGTGAACGCTAGTTCTAAGAGAGAACCGCGTCGTGACCCCCCCTCTATCCACTGTTAACGATGCGATTATGCGCCACGCCACGGAAAAACCTAACGTTTACAATGGTGTACTACGCATTGTTAGTGCGTTGTGCAGCGATTCAGTGCACTTGAAGCAACATATTCACGTAGATTAATGCGTAAGGGTTAGCGCGTGCCTCTTAGTATCCACCGCGCTTAACCTGCCCGTTCACTTGCCCGTTCACCTGGTCGCTTGCCTGGTCGCATTCATATGCGTCTACGCAGTGAATACGTTGAGGTTAACTGTTGACTTAATGCAAATAAGCAAATAGGTAAGCAATCAGCGATAACGCAATGTATGCGGTGTCGTCACTAACATTAAGGAGAGAACACAATGACAAAGTATGAGCTTCACGTCTTCTATGAAGACAACGATTTAGAACCAGACGCACGCGTCACGGTTGAATGCTTCGATAACAACGCCGCGGTGGACTATGCGAAAAGCATCATGCGCCCTAGTGCGGATATTGGCGCAATCACTGTCTTTAAGCCTTCATCGTGCGTGCCTTTTTGTGTCGAAGTGATTTATCGCTGTGACTTGGACTTTGACCACAATGCGCACCGCGCCGCGTACTACGGGGGGCAAGCGTAATGGTTTACGAAATGAAACTCCGCGCACGCCACGCTGACCGCCGCGACTATGTTGACCACATGCAACGCGAATTCGCGTTTTATGGGTTCACCGCGCCGCCGCTAACCGTTGCGCAGATTGTGCACTGTTGGCGCGCTGGTCTGGATCATGACCGTTGCTATGGCGTTGGTTGTGACGTTAGCAGCGGGTTCCCGTTCTTTTATTCTGTGCAGGTTAACGGGGGGGATGCGTGATGACTAGCCTTTATGAACACGTTGACCACATTCGCAAGCTTATCCGGGAAAAAGACTGGACAAACGGGCTGACGCCTAGCGACTACGCTTCCGAAGAAGACTACGAAGAAGCAAACAGCGCGTGGGCGTGGTTGTCAGACGTGCTGGACATTGAGTGGACTTGCCACCATGACAAAACGTTTAAGGGGGCGCGCCTATGGGTAGCGCTTGGCGGTCCTAACATCTGCGTCAATACCATGACGAACGAAGTAGAAGGCTATTGGTTAGGCGAAGAACCCGTGAAGCTTTACTTCGGGCAGAATAACGAGCTTGAAGACGCGTGCCTTGAGCTATGGGATTGCACCTAAACGCGTCACTAACTGCATGCGT